GTTACGGTTATTCCAGTCTATATAGACTCATACGGTGGAGATTGTTATAGTGTATTGTCAATGATCGATATTCTTCGATCGAGTATGAAGCCCATAATGACGATCGCACTGGGTAAGGCTATGTCGTGTGGATTTATTCTATTATCGTGTGGAGGATCGAAAGGTTATCGATTTTCATCTCCAAATGCTACAATAATGTTACATGATATTACCAGCGCACCAACAATGGGTCGACACAAAGAAGTTGGTTCGAGTGCAGATGAAACTAAACGTTTGAATATGTTAGTATATGATATGTTAGATGCATCCTCAGACAAGGAACACGGATATACCCGTCGTATGTACGATACCAATGAGCATTCTGATGTATATATGACACCCATAGAAGCTAGGAAACATGGATATATCGACCAAATAGGATTTCCCATCATCGTCCCAAAAATTAAATATGACCTACAGATCACCAATCTAGTACCAACAGAAGATTTTGAGGTCGAAGAACAACCAAAAAATGTTCCCAAACCCAACAAAAGGACTGGACGAAAAAAGAAATAAGTGTTAATCTATTTGGTAAATGTATATGGAGATATATTAAGATGAATATAAGTAAAGAAACCCTAGCAATCTTCAAAAATTTTGCATCGATAAATTTAGATTATAGTTTATTAATGCGTACCGGAAATCAATTAATAGCCGCAGCACAGGGACAGACAGTCGCATCTGCAATAGTCATAGAAACTTTTCCTGTTGATTTTGCATTTTTAGACATGTCGCAATTTTTATCACTGGCATCTTCTATTGAAAATCCAGAGTTTGATTTTCAGTCAGATTTAGTTTTAGTATCTGGTAAAAATACCAAGACAAAACTACGCTATGCAGATATCGATTTAATTGCTCGTAGATGTGAGCATGAGAAGGCTAATAAGTTTGTAAACACCAGAGAAAAAGCTAATAATCAATTTCTAATTACAGAACAACAATTATCTGAATTCATTAAAACATCTTCACTATTAAAACTACCAATTTTAAAACTACATTCGATTGGTGATGGCGTAATTCTAGAATCTCACGATGGACAAAATGCATTATCAAATCGACATGTTTTGACCCTGACAGATAATATTACACCCCAAACTTTTTCTGTTAGTTTGCAATTGGATCGACTAAAATTTATATCTGGGGATTATCAAGTGTCGGTGTCTGATACGCTCGTGCAATTTAGTCACAATAAGCAGAATATAGACTATTGGATTGCTACCACTATCGAATAGGAGATCGGACTATGGCACTAATACCATCTAATCTTATTTGGGTTGAAAAATATCGACCAAACAAAATACAAGATTGTATTTTGTCAGAAGAAAATACAAGATTTTTCCAGGGAATTGTTACTACTAAATCCATGCCCAATCTTTTGTTGCATGGATCGGCAGGTATTGGAAAAACGACAATAGCCCAAGTTTTGTGCGAAGAACTGGGCTATACGACAATGATGCTAAATTCGTCAGATGAGCGAGGGATTGATGTTCTACGAACCAAAATGCGGTCGTTTGCATCGGCACAATCTTTTGATGGGAGTAAAAAAGCTATTATCTTGGATGAGGCCGATAATTTGACCAACGATGCACAAGCAGCACTAAGAGGATTTATCGAGGATTTTTCCTCAAATTGTGCCTTTATTTTGACTTGCAATCACAAGAATAGATTGATTGATGCCATACATTCTCGATGTTCGTCAGTTAATTTTCAGATTCCTAAGTCTGAAATGCCTGGGGTATTGAAGAAATTAATAGCTAGAATCAAGTATATCCTTGAACAAGAATCCGTAATCTGCGAAAAAGACGAATATCTGTTTCAACTACTTAAGAATAATTATCCAGATTTTCGAAAAACTATCAACGAACTACAGCGTTTTGCCATTAACCACAACAACCATATAACCGAAGGAGTATTGACGAAATTTGCCAATACGAACTTTTCAGAGTTGTTTATTGCCATGAGGCGTAAAGAATTCGAGGCCGTCCGTTCTTGGGTCATCCAGAACATCGAAGTCGATGTCCAAGGACTATATGGTCAATTCGTCAAAGAATTAAAATCACAAGTCGAAGTTGCTAGTTATGTGCAATCTATTCCTTTAATTTACGACTATCAATACAAAGCCATGACCTGTGCGCCAGAATTAGGCTTATTGGCGTGCTTAATTGAGTTGATGGTTTCGCTCGAATGGAAAGCCGTATGACGGCAAAGCACGATGATCATATATTTACGGTTGTTGATTCTATTCTTTCGGAAGAAGTTCCGATGGTCAACATTGAACCATATAATGCATGGTTAATCAATAGATTTGTTTCTACCTATGCCGATGCAGCACTTCGCGTATTTGAAGTAGCTCGTCGACCACAGATGCCAGTGGCATGGCAGTATGACTATCTGTTCAACAGCATCACGAAAAAAAGAAACCCTAAATATAATATGGGTGGTAAAAAAACCAGACAGGAGTTCATACCACACATACAGAAATATTTTAGTTGTTCTACAAGAATGGCCGACGAATATAGCCATATCCTTTCGGAAGAACAAATGGCGCAAATTTATAGAGATGTCAATGGTACTAAGAAATGAATTATATAAAACCTGATTTCACCGACATAGATCGGGCCGAAATCCTTAATACATTTGTAGAAGTTACGATTCCAGAAAATGCATTTAAGAAAATCGTAGAGGTCTTGACCCGTACCGGATTACCTAACGATCATGGAGATGCACTATATCAGGTGTGTCATATCTTCCATAAACGAGGAAGATATTACATCGTTCATTGGAAAGAAATGCTAATGTTGGATGGAAAATTAGATTCTCTAACTCAATTAGATCTATTGAGGCGCAATACGATTCTTGGTGATTTAGTACGGTGGGGATTGGTCGATTGTGAGCAAACAAATCTGCCTGTGATGGATATACCAGACTATATCACTATTCCACATAAGGACAAGGAAAAGTGGCGACTAGTACCTAAGTATCATATTGGTGGACCAGCAGCAAGATAATAATAGAGGTGATGGATTATGAGAGATGCAGATCATTGTACGATAAAATCAAAGGAACCAACGCTTGGGTTCTATAAAATAGTTGCCGATGCTACTAGTCCTAAATATGCAACACCAGGTTCAGCATGTTTTGATATCTATAGTCTGGGAGAAACATGGACAATTCCATCTACAGAGATTCAAGCGATTCCAACCGGCCTAATATTTGATATTCCGGAAGGATGGTCAGTTCGCTTGCATCCTAGATCCGGCCTATCTCTAAAAGGTCTTGTATTAGCCAACATGGAAGGGATCATAGACCATGATTATGTTGATGAGGTAAAAGTTTTGGTCCGAAACGTAAGCAGATACCTAATGACAATCGAACCATATACACGCATATGTCAGGCTGAATTAGTACCATCACCACAATACCAATTGCGCGAAATACCCCATTTACCTAAGCCTAAAACGACTAGAAACGGAGGATTCGGATCGACCGGATTAAAATAATATGCAAATTTCAGAAGAACAGCGTGAGTGGATTAAAGCCACCGAAGAATTAAGACTACATGCATATATTCCAACGAAGGGCGACCGCCCAACTATTGGTTATGGTACGACGGTAATTAACAATAGACCAGTCGTCATGGGCATGGTAATTACGAAAGAACAGGCAGAACAATATTTTGCTATAGATCTAGCCAACTTCGAAGAATGTGTTTCGGATGCCATTAAGGTAGAAATTCATCAACTAATGTTTGACGCATTAGTATCTTTTTGTTATAATGTAGGAGAAAACGCATTTCGTTCTTCTACCTTGTGTGGGTTGGTCAACGAGAGAAAATTCGATGATGCTGCTAAAGAATTTTCCAGATGGATATATGTCAAGCGCGTTAAAAAAAATGGTCTAGTAAAGCGTAGACGAATAGAAATGGAGACATTCCTCAAAGGTGTATTCCTACTGGGATGTAAGTCAAAGAAGAAGAAAAAGGAAGACACTAAAGAATAGAAGGTGATTATGGAGATTATATGTGTGAGGCTGAAGACTGGGGAAGATTTTATCGCCAAGAATGTTTCTGATGATACTCAGTGTATGTTTGAATTTGCGATCCAACAAATAATGGTACCAGACCAGAACGGAAATTTATCTCTTCAATTGGCCCCATTAACACCAATAAACCCAGAAGCTGTGGTAAATCTTGGTGATGGTAGTGGTATTAACTGGACGTATCCTCCTTCGGATGAAATGAAAAGACGATATATTCAACTCACCACGGGACTAGAAGTTCCCCCAGGATCCGGTGGTCTTATCCTTAAATAAGGAAATCATGTCAGATATATTCTATACAAATTTTGCATTACGTCATAACGATGTTCTTTTATCACTATATAAACACGGTAAGAAAGAACATGTCGCAATTCCATATAAACCATCTTTGTTTATTCCGACCGATGAGCCGACAGAATATTTCGATCATTTAGGATTTCCGGTAAGAAAAATAACATTTTCGAATATCCGAACCGCTAAAGATTTTGTTCTTGCTATTGAAGAAAAACAAAAAAGTGGCGAATATGATTTAGTTCCGCCAGAAGTCTACGGATTTCAACGCTATGATGCCGCGTGTGTGGCCGATTTGTTCAAATCGGATCTTGATGTGGATTTAAATCAGATCAAGACGATGTATTTTGACATAGAAACTTCGACAGATTTTGGATTTCCGGATGTTGAGACGGCTATGGAGCGCATAACTTCGATATGTTGTCTTATTAGAGATCAGTTCTATGTGCTCGGAATGAAAGACTATACACCAAAGACATCAAACGTAAGATATGTTAGATGTTTTACTGAAGCCGAATTGTTGCAATCTTTTATTAATTATATTATAAAAGAAGATCCAGATATATTGATCGGATATAATTCAGAACAATTCGATATTCCATATCTAGTAAAACGGATTGAAAGAATTTTGGGTGATGGTAAATCGAAAGAATTGTCACCGTGGAAACAGATCCAATCTAGAAAAATGTTCGTAAATGGATATCAGTATACCGCATATGATTTCGTAGGTCGACAGTGTTTGGATTATCTCACATTGTATCAAAAATTTATTCCTGGTAAACCAGAGAATTACAAATTAGATACGATTACCAGTTCAGAACTTGGAGAAGGAAAGATCAAGTTTGAATGTTCTTTTTCTGAACTATACGAGAATCATTTCGAAAAGTTTATTGATTATAACATACAAGATGTGCTATTATTGACCAAGTTGGAAGAAAAATTGAATTTGGTGCGTATGGTCTTGACCATTGCATATATTGCTAAAATTAATTATAGTGATGTATTTAAACAGGTGAGAATTTGGGATGCATTGATATTTAATGAATTTAAAAAACATAAGATTGTCATGCCACCATCAAGAGACTCTAATAAAGAAGTTCAGTTTGCTGGTGCAGATGTAAAACCGCCATTGGTTGGGATGCATAAGGATGTGGTATCTTTTGATGTGAACTCACTATATCCAATGATAATGACCCAATATAATATCTCACCAGAGACATTACAACAGGATATTCATGTGCCAACCACCGTTCAAAAAATTCTCGATCGAGAGATTGATTTTAGTCCAGAAAAAACAACGTATTCTTTTACAGCCAATGGTGTTTGTTTTGCAAAACAAAAACAAGGGTTTTTACCCATGATCATTGAACGAATGTATAGTGATAGGAAAAAATACAAAAAACTGAAAGTGACGAAGGATAAAGAATTACAAGAAATTAATCGTGTTATTGAAATGAGGAAATGTAATGGTTCCAAAGAAGAAAACCCCAAAACAAAAAACTACGATAAAGAAGAAACCAACCAAGGTCAAATCTAAATCGGGTAAATTGCCACAATCGATTTTTATAAATGAAATTATTACGATTGGTCTAGTAGATTTTGTTTCACTTGCACAAAAATGTTCATTGTGTGAAACCGCCAATGAAACGACACATTTGGTAGTACTCTCCATTCTTAGAACACAAAAACCTGAGTTGAAGGAGAAATGTATAATTGCGCAAAGATACGAATTGGTTGGATTTGATCATGATACGAATATTCATATCAAAATAATAGGAGAATATGCATGAGTTCTTACATAACTATTTCGTTTGATGATTTTACCCATATTATTGCCAACCACGGATTTCCAGGAATTGTGAATCACGCCATAGAAAAACTCCCAAAGGTCGAAAATGGCATAGAATCCAATTACGACAAAGCAAGTTTCGATATAGTTGGAACTTCCATGGGAGGTATTCTAATTCGCGTAGATGGCATCATACAATCCTACAAAATTGAAGTTAATGCCCCTAGAACCTGGCGAAAGTATTTACTAGGAGTTTAGTCTAATGTATGATAATATGTCTACCGAAGAGCTGCTTTTACGAAAAAAAGAACTAGAACGAGACGTTAGAAAATATGATGTTTTACAAAATTCCATGAAAGTTTGTTTAAACTCTGCATATGGTACATTGGGTTGTGGTTATTTTCGATTTTTCGATACAAGATTGGCCGAGGCGGTTACTGTTACGGGCCAAGTAACCATTAGATGGATTCAGAATGGATTAAACGCATTTCTAGATCTAGAATTTGGTAGTACAAAAGATCGTATTGTTGCTGGTGATACAGATTCTATGTATATTTCTCTAGAAGATCTTCCGATAATTCAGAATATGTCGCGACTTCAGCAATTAGATGAATATTGTGAAAATGTTATTACTCCAGAAATCGATCGATTATTTTCCGAAATTTTTGATTATTTTGGTGCATATTTACCACGAATGGAAATGAAAAGAGAATCGATTGCGGATCGTGCAATTTGGACAGCAAAAAAACGATATGTCTTAAATACTCTTGATAAAGAAGGGGTGTGTTATAATCCACCCAAAATATCTGCCACAGGCATGTCAGTAGTTAGTTCAAGTACGCCTAAAATTGCCAGAACACAACTTAAAGAAGCACTAAGGATATTACTACAAGAAAACGAACATTCACTACATAGACTCATAAAGGACACAAAAGAAAAGTTTTCTACTGCTAGTCCAATAGAGATAGCATTTAATAAATCGGTATCCGGGCTAGACACGTATACAGAGGGTGGTGGAAAATATAAAAAAGGGACACCACTACAGACCAGAGCTGCATTGTTATATAACAATCAATTAGATGTCCTTGGTTTGACAAAGAAGTATGAAA